AAAATCCGAACCCTTCTCCAATCGGAAATAGGTTCGGATTTTTCTTGTTTGGTGGGCGCGGGTGGATTCGAACCACCGAAGCTGAAAAGCAGCAGATTTACAGTCTGTCCCCATTGGCCACTCGGGAACACGCCCATATTCAGTTTTTGCAATCCATGGATTGCCTGTATATATTACCACCCGGATGGTAGTTTGTCAACATCTTTTGCGGAATTTTTGGATTTTTGTGCCGAAAGCAAAAACACAAAAGCAAAAGCCGCCCAGAAATCAACGTTCCTGAGCGGCTTTTTGGAGCTGGTGACAGGAGTTGAACCTGCAACCCACTGATTACAAATCAAGTTTATTCGACGCATTAGCGTAAATTATTATTGATTTGTTAACTTATCGTTAGACTATGCGTCTCGTGTCCCAACGTTGAAGGCTATGTAAAAATAGCACATTTTATGTCCTTTTACAAGTCGCTTATTTTTCGCATTACGAGCTCATACTCTTTCGGGTAAACCAGCTTTATTGCCTTCATGTGCTCGTCAAGCACCTGCATCAGACCGACGAAAGGAACAGAGCTGGCAGCCGCCACAAAGTCGCTTTGTGGTTCCGCTGCTGCGGAGTACGCCGCCGCATAAGTCGCGGGCGGCAATGACTGGATCTGCGCTTCAGGCGCGTGCGCTTCTTCCAGCTCGTCCCGCACAGTGCAGAGGGCGGCAAGCTTTTCCACGCTCTGCCAGTCCGTTGAACCGCATTTCAACTTGTGAATATGGGTGTTGATCTCGTCAATGTCCATGCCTGCCGCCCCCTTTCTTATGCGTTGCGCAAGATGTCAGCGGCCCGCTTGTATGCGTCGCGCTCCGCGCCGGTGGCTTCCTGCATCATGTCCTCGATGTCAGAGATCATGCGCTCACGGCCATCCGTGCGGGAGTAGTGCCCGCGCACATAGTGACGGCCACGGTTGGCGTAGCTGTTGCCCCGGTTGTAACCGTTTCCGGCGTCGCGGCTGAAGGATCCGCGCATGTCGGCTTCCCACTCGCCCGCACGGCTGTACTCGCCGCCCTCGCAGTAATCCTCGATGCGGTGGATGTCCAGAATGATATCCACGATCTCGCCGATCATCTCAACATCGCCCGGGGATCGGTTCTTTTTGTCGGTCAGCTCCATGAGCTCGTCGCACATCTCATCCTTCAGGTGATTCAGTTTATCCAGCATGACTTTATCTCCTTTCTTATGCTACCCGCTCAACGATCAGATTGCTGTTTGCAATGCTGACCGCCTGCGTACTGGTGTTTTTAACCGCCACGGTGACGCAGCAGCCGCGCGGCACCTCGATGAAAGCAGCAACGAAAACATTGAAGTAGTTTTCGACTGCAGCAGGTGTGACAATGGCGGTCGCGCTATTGAGTGCCTCACCGCCGACAGCCAGCGCCACGGAAACGGACCCCACAGTGCCGCCGGCGGGAATGGCGATATTGCCGCCAAAGCTTACCTTGAAGCGGGCCCGGCACTGCCCGCTTGTCAGGCCGCGCAGCGTCACAAGGCCGCTGCCAGCACGGTGCACAATGCACGCAGGCGCTTTCGCCGCAGTCTCGGTGAGGGGAAGGTTCTGCCCTGCCGCTACAGTCTGGGTCGCAACAGATGTAAATTCAGCCATTTTATCGGCTCCTTTCATAATAAAAACGCCGGGACTGCTGCCCCGGCGCTCTGGTTTGCAAAATCAGCTCAGGGGCTGAACATTTTGATGTGGGCATTTCCATTTTGGAAACAACCACTCAAAAAGCTGTCGTGATTCGGTTATGCGCAGCTGCCGCATCCGGTTCCACAGCCATAGTAAATGGCGTTGGGGTTGGGCACCTGATAGGCAGGCACGGGAGCTTTCTGCTGCAGAGTCCCGATGATCTGGTTGGTCTGTGCGTTCATCGCGGTGGTCAGGAACGCGCTCTGGCGATCCTGAGAAGCAGCCCGGCGCAGCTCGTTGTTCTCGCTCTGCAGGGTGGCGATCTTATCATTGGTCAGGAAGTCGAGCACCGCGCGGGTGTTGCTGTTCTGATTCTCGATGATGTCCCGGGTGTTGTTGTTCATGGCGTTCTGCGTTGCACAGAAGCCCTGCTGCATCTGGTTCCTGGTGTCGCACTCCTGCGTGGCCAGATTGTAGTTGACGCCCTGGATCGCGGTCTGGGTCTTGCAGCAGCAGTCTGCCAGCTGTGTAGCCAGAGCATTCTGCCCCTGCATCAGCGCAACGTTGGTGCTGTTGAAGCCCTGCTGCATGGCGTTGGTGACGCCGTTCAGGCCCTGCTGCACGCCGTTGAAACCCTGAAGCATCCCGGTGTTCATGGCATAGAAGCCATCACACAGGCCGCTTTCCAGCCCGTTCAGCTTGTTCATGACACTCTGGTTGTCGAAGCCACGCTGCAGGTCTGCCTGTGTGACAGCGCTGGTCATATAAGGCGAAGCACCGCCCATGCCCATGCCGCCGCCCCAGCCAAAGCCGCCCATGCCGCCCCAGCCGAACATGCCGAAAATCAGGAAGAGGACGATCCAGCCCATCCAGTCGCCGCCCCAGCCGTTGAAGCCGTTGCTGTAGCCATTGGCGGGTTGTACCGGCATGGTCAGAACCGTGCTATCAGAAGAAAGAGACATAGTTTTACTCCTTTACGTTAGATTTTGAAATTTATTCTAAATGCGGCCGCATTTCAGAATCCAAACATGTTTTTCATGCCGTTGAGCATCGGCGCGATCTGCTGCGCCCGCTGCTGGATGGCGTTGAGCTGCTGCTGTGAGAGCTGGCCGGAGGTGAGCATCTGGTTTATCATCTCCTGCGGGTTTTTCCCCTGCATCTGGCCCATAAACTGTTGAAACTGCCCGCCAATAGGGTTCTGGGTCTGTCGGCCCATCGAATTAAACAAGCTGCTGCCCATTTTTTAGCCCTCCTTTTCCGGCTCTGGTGCTTCCTGCTTTTCCAACGCCGCCAACTTTGCCGCCAACTCGTCGAACTCCTTGCGGGTGACATACTCCCCGCCTGCGGCTTGCGTGGCTGCAATCGACGCTTTGGGGCCGCTGGTGCGTTCCTTGTAGTCGTAAATGCGAAGCGGGAACGGCCTGCCGTCCTGTCCCACTTCTTTGATGTAAAAGGTATCGGAATCGGCATCCAGTAAAAGCACCCGGCTCCCGTTGGCGACCAGATAGCCCCGAGCTGCCGCTTCACCCTGTACCCAGATAAAACCGCTGTCAGCCGGTGCAGCCTGCCCCTGCATTGTCTGCATCATGACGGGCTGGGGCTGGTACTGTGCTGCCCTGAGCTGTTCAAGCTGCCCCTGCGGCTGTTGCGGGTAATACACTTGTGGGTATCCGTTATAGATCGGCATTGCTTAGTCCTCCTTATACCAGTAGTAGATCGGGCACTCCCTGCCGCTGTCCCAGCTGTCCCACCACGCGCCGTCGATTACGGTCAGGACGTGGCCGGAGCAGCCCAGTACATACACGCCGCGCGGATACTCCCGGGCAAAATCTGACACGGTGTAGCAGCTGGTGCAGTCCGCCTCGACAAGGCGGCGCTCAAACCCGCGCTTTTGGAGGTAAGCGCCCCATGTGCGGTTGGCGCTGGGCATATCGCCGAGGGCGTAGCCGGTAAGCGCCAGCGCAATATACGCTTGCTCCCAGCTCTGACCGGTGGCCGCAGCTACCGCCCGCACTACGCAGTCCCCGACGCTGCTTCCGTGAGGGTTCGGGTTATACTTGTGCCACATGGGCGCTCATCCCCTCCCTTTGCGCCCAGTGTACTTTTTTAAACCGCCGGGAGAGACAACGAACGCCAAACGAAGGACAAAAAAGAAAAGCGCCCACACGGAAAAATCCGCATGAGCGCTTAACTGTTAAGGGCTTCACAATGGAAGCAAGCCTAAAATATCACGTTTCAACTTTCACGGCAAGCCTTTTGACAAAACTAGTGCAAATAATACAAAATCCCCCACTTTGCCTATAAAGTAACCCGCGTGAAACGCAGGGCTTCGGCAAAGCAGGGGATTTTTTTGTAAAATCAAGAGCGGAACCGCCCACAGGCAATACCGCTCTCTACAAAGGCCGTAGCCTTTCAAATCATAAATCGTATGGCGTATAATGCAAAGACGCATATACCGATAAAACCACGCCTATAAATGCACTATGCCAAAATGGAAGGACGGTTTTTAGAACGCTTGATGTCGCCCCAAAAATAATCAGAGCGAACAAAACGCGGGACAAAAAGTGATATATTTTATTTGCCATAATTCATATAAAATCGTCTCCCGCATGGTACGCACTATAAGTAGGCGGACGGGAGACTGTATCAACGAAAAAGACACGCCATGATACGCATCGTTGAGAGGCTTGACGTGTTCAGATATCCACCCTGTTGCGCTTCTTCGAGAGGCCGGGTGGATTTGTTGGTTTTATTTTACATCACATTGTGCTTTTTGTCAATCGGGGCAAAACAAATGCGGTTTGGCAAAATGCCGGAACAGATATATACGCTCTGATAAGGCGGATTGACGCTTGGAACTTTGTCGGAATAATTTTTGAAATACGCAACACGTCCGCCTAGCCACAAGATTTCAAACTCGTTCTGCGAAAAAATATCAAATCGCTCTTTGCAGTCAAACAGCCCAACACTTCCGACAAGCATAGCAAATGGCTTTCCAATTTCAAAAAGACGTTTAAAAATCCTTGTTTTGCAAGAATACGGAGGATTTGAAACAATGAAGTCGCATTCCGGGACAGGCATTGAAAAGAAATCCTGTCCTTCGGCAATATGAGAATGAACAACTTTGCATCCATGCGCTGCAAGCATCTTCACGAACAGTGATTCATCTGTATCAAATGGGCACCAAACCTTTGCATTGTTTGGAATATAGCAAAGAATTGGCTCGATTGCATACGCTGGAGTATAGTATTCATCATTGTGACTGTTTGCGATTTTACCTACAACCATTCGATTCCTCCAAAATCAAATCAATGCCTTTCAGCCGGTAGCTGATTGCCGTCCGGCTATAATGTGTTTGCGCTGCAATGTCCGGCAGCGGAAGCCGCTCAACGTACCGCAGTAAGGCTATCTTACGGTCAACCCTCCCAAGCGGTGCGTTCTTGATGGCGGCGATCATCCTCTGCCGGTCAAGTCCTTGCAGCGCAGCGGGCAGCACTACACGAGCCGCCGCCATGAGCAATGCCGAGCCAGAAAGGCTGCGGCAGCTCTCCGGCGTTGCGCACCATAGTGCCAAGCACGGCAAATCGGTGACAAAACGTCACCAGTTTGTTGGCATTGCCGAGATGGTATGTTTTCGTGAGGCCGCGAAAACATGCGCAGACCATTTTCGTGATGTCACGAAATTGCTCTTGTGCGGCGTACATTTTGTTGGTGTCAGCAAAATGCTCGTATGTAGTGCTTGCCATGATATTACTCCTTATTGTGAACAATGAGATAACGAATTGCGGAAATTTTGACGATAAAGCTATCGTCCGGGTTGTTTTGTTGCACACCGCTGAGCGCAACGTATTCATCATTTAGCCACAAAATACTTCCTTCCAACCGCTTGAGCCATTTTCCGCTGCCATCGAAATCAGCGGCATGGTCATCCAAGTCGATTTCGAGGTAAAAACCATCGTTCTGCTTTGCAAAGTATTTTTGCAGAACAAAAGTGATTTCTTCCAACCTCATGTTTTCAGAATCAGCAATGACTTTGATGTAGTGATAATGAAACATTTTTTATCTCCTTACCCCTTTGCTATCCAAAACGATTACTGCATACACGCGGAGGTTTTCCAACTTTTCGATAACGGCAGTATAAGTTGCTTCCGTTGCGATGTGTGCGATGCGCTCCAGCTCGTTGTTCTCTTTTGATGCAGCGATAATTTCATCCGCAGATATGCGTTTCATGGATTCAATCAAATCGAGCAAATCTTCGACATTTACTGCGTTCATATCATCACTCCTTGCTTAGTGCCGCTTTCATGTAGCACATAAATTACCCCTTGTTGATGGTAGGCTTCTTTTCTGCCAGTGCCTTTTTCATCATGCTGACGGCCTTTTCAATCACACTGTCCAGCACTTCATCGGTGATGAAAGGCTTCAGCCAGTCCGGCAGCGCGCCGCGCAGCGCGGCAAAGACCTGTGCCTTTTTCTTTGCGCCCTGACCGCTGCCCATGATGCTGTCCTCAGCCTTGCACACGAGGTCATAGGCCAGATTTTTGACCAGCTGCTTATAGCCCATGCGGATAGCGCCGACAGCCAAAGCCACAAAGCCGACGATAATAAGAACGATTGCGACGGGGGCGGGAATGAAATTAAGAATTGCTGCCATGTTTCGTTACTCCTTCTGTCAAATAGTTGTCAATTTCGGCCTTGCTTTTCTGCATGGCCTGAACGTTATTTCCGGTGAGCTGCGCTTCCAACAAGGCACGCACGGCCTGCAGGGTCAGGCGGTTCACTTCGTCGATGTCTCCAAAGCGGCTCAAATCGCGGGAAAGTGCCGCTGTGTGTTGGGTATAGCCGGTTTCCAGTGCGCCAACGCGCCGGTCAAGGTCGTCAAGGCGCTTGTTCTGCGCATCGTCGGGGGCCTGTGCCTTTTTGATGTACTTATGGATGATGTCCAGCACCTTGTCGATGGTGATGGCCGCAGCGCACAGGCTGCCAAGGATGCCAAGCACCCACAGTAAAGCTTCTTTTTCGGTCATTTACCCTCCCGAAGACGGGTCAGGCCCTTCTTGCGGATGATTTTCGGGTAGTTGATTGTGGTCACGTTGAGGTCAACGTTGCCGCTGATGCCAGGCACAGCGCCCTTGCTGGTGTGCTGGTGGGCCTTGTACTTAAAATCCACCTTCGGGGTCTTGCCAGTGTAGTCGGCAAGCCACACGTCCCACCGGGAGGACAGCCTGGCCATATCCAGTTCGTATTTGTAACCGGTGTAGGTGTACAGCTGGGCGTAAAAGCCCATTTTCTCAACCTGTTCCAGCGCGTAGGCGGTGAGGTTTGTGAGGTCAATGGTGCTCATGGGCTTGAGCTCGTTGTCCTCCACGTCCACCGCTACTGGAAGGGTCAGTTCCTTGCCGTGCACCGCCTGCCGCAGCAAAGAAAGCTCTGCATCTGCCATCGCCTCGCTGGTGGCGTAGGTGTAGTAGTAGACACCCACGTCCAGACCCGCAGCCCGGGCGCTGCGGTAATTAGTCTCAAAGGTGGGGTCGATGTACAGACCGTCCGCCCGCTTGGAGAGCTTGTGGTTGGTGCTCACCGTCTTGAGCATCGCTCCCTTGTAGCCTGCCGCTGCCACCTGCGCCCAGTCAATCGCACCCTGATAGCGGCTCACGTCGATGTACCGGTATGGCGGGTCGCCCTCCCAGCCGGTGACGGCTTCCTCAACGGGAGTTTCTCTGGGTGTTTCCGGTGCAGGACTTTCGCTTTTCCCGCAGAAGAGCACCTTCAACAGCCCCACCAGAAATTCCAAAATTTTTCCCATCGCTTACTCCTCCTGTACGATCTCCTCAAAGCCGCTCTTGATGAGCAGCGCCTTGACCTTCTCCTTCAGCAGGCGGGGGCAGCGCTCATACAGAGCCTTTGCGTCCTCCACAGTCTCAGCAGACATGATTTCCTGCGCCCATAACATTGCCATCATAAATACCATCCTTTCGATTTTTTGTGTGATTTTATGCATACACAATCTCGCTCATTTCAAGCAAGCATTGCTTGAGCATCTCGTTTTCTTTTTGCAGCGCCGCCACCGTCTCCGGCAGCTTGTCCTTTGCTTCCTGTTTCTTGCGCGCTTCTTCCTGCGCAGCCAGCTCTTCGGCGGTGTAGCGAATGTATCTCTGCACCGGCACCTGTTCGGTCCATGCGGCCTGCGCAGGCACGCCCGGCACGTCGATGACCTTCCGCACATCCCTGCCGCCGTTGGGGTACTCCGCCACCGTTTCGTAGTGGCTCACTTCCTCCACACCTTCCACAGCCGGATGCTCCACTGGTTCGGTGTCGTCCACCAGATACCCAAGCGTCAGGTCAGGATTTTCAATGGCTGCGCCGTTCTCGTCAATGATCTTCATGGTTCGTTCCTTTCTGCTCATGCTTTGCGCTGCCAGTAGTGCACATAGTAGGCGGCAGGCTGCACGGTGGCGCTGAGGCCGTAGATGGCATTAGACTTGGACGCATCCAGACTGAACTTATATACATTAGAAGCGTTATTGAATTCGCCCGTAACTGCGATACTGCTGCCGGTAATGAATGCGCCGGATACCGTATTTTCACCCTTTTTTACATTCGCGACAAAAGAGCCCGTGATGTTCGGCAGTCCGGCCTTCACGGTGGTGCCCGCTTTGTGGCTGCTGCTGGCACCCATCAGCACGCGCTCCGATGCGATCTGCTCCCATGTGCCGCCAAACAGGGCGGCAGGGCTGGTACTACTGACTGTTTGAAAAATACTGCCCACGGGGTAAGGGTCCGGGGCAGTACCGCCCTCCAGATGCAGTGTTCCGTCCGCATCGACCGTCAGACCGCTGCCAACCTTTACGCCGCCCAACGTGGTTGCGGTGGCGGCAGGGAGGGTGTATTTCTGAGCATCGGCGCTCAGCATACCATCATCGGTCACAGAAAGTCCGCTGCCCACCTTGATTCCGCCAAGTGTTGTGGATGTGGCCGGGCGAAGTGGCATGTACTGTTCAAGCAGCTTCCTGATCTGGTCCTGCGTCAAGTAGTCTGACAGGTCCACCTCTTTGCGGGTATCGACCCACGCGCCGGTGTCACCGTCCCACGTCCAGATGGTATCGGTCGTGCCGACCACTGCCCACCAGCCGTTTTCGCCCACCGGCACAGCAGTCTTGAGGGCTTCCGGCGTGGCGTACCAGCCCTGTGCACCGATGGTGATAGTGCGCACCTGCTCAAAATACTTTTTGGTCCCTTGCAGGTTTTTGGCGGACTCCGTCTCGGACGCTTTCGCGGCGGTCTGACTGGCTGTGGCTGCTTCCTTGCTTGCAAGCGCGCTGTCAGTGTAACCCTTTAAAAGAGCCGCGACGTCACTTGCCGCTGTGGAAGCGGCGGCTTGCGCTTTTTCCCGGTCAGCTTTAGCTTGTTTTGCCTGCCGGGTCGCTTCATCCGCCTTTGCGGTCGAAGTGCTTGCGGCAGACTGTGCGGTGGCTGCGCTGGACGTTGCCAGCGCAGCCTGCTTTTCGCACGCCTCAGAAATCTTTGCAACGTGCTCCATGCCCTGTGCGATGTCCTCACGGACTTCCACACCGCGCTCAGCCTTACGGATTCCCGCGATTGCTTCATCAAAAGTTTTATTCATAAAACACCTCCTTACGAACTTGTAATGTAACCTTTGATAGATCGGCTTAAATCATATGCACTGGTTGCTTTACGGGCGCTCAACGCCTGCAGATCACTGATACTGGAAAATTCAGTGCCAAATGTAAACTCCTTTTTATCCGGCGAATCCAACGGCTCAACAAGCTTGGAACACAGCAGCCAGGTATCTACACCATGCGGTGCAGAGAAAATGTGCGTTTGCTTTCCAATTGCAATACGGCTGACATCAATATCAGCGTCTTTCAGATCGACCGCTTTGACTGTCATGCCGTTCAGATAGCGCAGATTTTTGGCAAGTTCTTCCTCTGCCGCATCCAGCAAAGACTGCGGCGTGCTTTCGATGCCTTCAATAAAGATCACTTTTGTGATGATGCCAAAAAGCTTTTGCGCAGCCAGATCGTTTGCGGTTTCTGTGATGGTCTCGCCCCACGAAAAAACAAGCCATGTTATCTTTTTGGCACCTACCGCGATCACCCGCGTGTAGATATCCTCTGCTTTGACGTAGTCGGTCAAATCCAGCAGGTTTGTTCCAAAAGCCACCGTCTGGCTGTTTTTATCGGTGATCGCCTGCAGATAGTCCAGATACCGGCGCGGTTTTCCGTCAGGATCTTCTGCATGGCGCAGCACCAGATATCCGCCGTACTTTTCCACCAGCTCACTCTGCAAGATGTCCCATGTAACGCCATAGTTTTTTCCATCGCCAAAGCTGTATGTAGGTTCCTTCACATCAAACAAAAAGCGAGAATCAGTCTTGCCGTTGATAGCAAGGATGTATTTCCCGTTTTGCTCGGTGATCTTAAAGGTCTTGGATTCAGATGCCTGCTCAACGTTGTAAATGGAGTACGTGCCAAAATTTTTGTTGCAAGTACCGCAGACGATTTCGGCTTTTTTCACTTCGACCTTTGCGGCGTACGTTTTGCCCTTTACATAGGCTGCAAACAGACGCACGCGGAAATTGTTGCTTCCGATCCGTGAAATAATGCGACCGTTCGCAATGTGCTCTTCATCGATTTCCCAGCTCAGGCAGGAAGCTTTGTTGATCTCTGTTTCCTCATAGAAAATATTCGTCTTTCCATCCACGGGATCTACAATTCCCCAATGGTAAATGTAATCTCCATCATTAGAATCGTAGCTGTAACCCACCTGCACGACTTTGATGCCGTCGATATAGGGCACGATCATGGGAATGTCCATTTGCACATTGCCAGGAGTAAAAGCTTTGTATGCATCTACCATTCCGTTGTGGTTATCGCAGATCCATTCCAAAAATTGCGAAAAGCTCACATTTTTTGCAGCGTACGGCGCAATGCCGCTATCATTCAGATATGCAAGCTCCCCTTCGCAGTAGATTTTCTGACGCATCAAAAAATCCTGTTCATGGCTCATGGGACGGCCCTGCCAGATGGAAACGCCGTCCTGTTCCACCTCTACCGTAGTGCGCAGCTTTTGCAGCGCAGAGTGTGCCACATTGCCCAGCGGCATGGTAAACTCAAAAGAGCCAGCTTTACCCACTTCGCGGGTCAGCGTGGGGCTGATGAGCTTTTTCGTGTCGGTAATGTCGCTGATATCGTGGATACAGACCTTAGTTTTCCATGTGTCTACATCCGTCTGCACACCAGCATAAACTTTGTAGCTCATAGGCTTGCCCCCAGATATTTAATACTGATGCTGCAGTCCGCAGACGCAGAGAAAACGAGGGTGCCCACCACACCATCCGGCATAGTAAGCCCCTCGATATACTGCCAGTCGGTGGACTTGGCCAGAATGCCCACCTCAAAGCCATTGAGGGACACCGCGATGTCGGCCGCATCCTCGCTGCGCTTGAAGTAGATACCGGCCGCACGGGGCGCACCGGTTATGGACACTTGAACGTCCTCGTTTGCCTTGAGCGGGATATCCGTGTAGTTGCGCACAATATCATACTCAAAGTTGAAATCGTCCCACAGCCAGTCGTTGGTGCCGTCGTAGACGCTGCGCTTGAAGGGATTGCAGGTGCCGGTGATGGTAAAGGTGCTGGAAAGCCGGTCGCGGGAGGGTGTGACTTTCCAAAGCCCTTCCCAGTACCACGCCGGGTCTTCATCAAAGCGGCACTGTAGCCATTTGCCATGAATGGCATTGGCAATGGTGCTTCCAATGTAGGGCCACTTGCTTTTTGGCGCGTTGCAGAGCAGCTCCATGGTGATGGTGCGCTTTTTATAGTGCACCTTGCCGTCGTCCCATGTGGTCAGGTTCAGCAGCGAATCAGCGCCGGTGACCTGCACAAGGTATTCTTCTGGTTCTGCCGCGCCGATCTTAGGGCTGCCTACCTTGAGGTACAGCCCCCAATCTGTCAGGGTGTGAAAATTGCCGATTTTTGCGCCCAGAAGTTTTGCCATTACACACCCCTCGCTTTCCGTGTCACCGTCACGCCGATGCGCGCATCTACGTTGGTCGCCATGCGGGGCGACAGCACGCCCACCAGCTCGCCGGAATCCATGACCACCTGACCCTTGCCGATGTCGGGCAGATGATCGTCCAGCATCCCCTCGATGCGTTCCAGAATGCTGGTCTGCCGGTCAACAATGGACTGTTGACCGGTGACGCGGTACTGCAGGGCCGCACGGGTGGAGAAGGTGCCCAGGCTGTCATACGTGCCGGTTTTGTCAAAGGGGCTCTGGTAGTGGCTGACAGGCTTCTGATTATTCTTCTTGTCCATCCACATGGCAAGGCCAATGCCGCCAGCGACAGCGCCCACGCCCAGGATCAGGGCAAGAATAGGATTTGCTGCCACAAAGGACACGATGCCGCCCAGTGCAGAGGTAATGCCGCCTGCCATGCCGGAAAAGCTCTGGACGATGCTGCCCAGAGCGCCGCCCACGCCGCCGGACTTTGCAAGACCGTCGATGATCTCACCAAAAGCCTTGACCGAATTGGTCACACCGTCGATATCGGATTTTACCCCGCCGTCAGAAAAAAGCTTCTGGAAGATATCAAATGCCTTTCCGATGCCACCGCTGAAGTAGCCCTCATTGACCGCGGTCAGTGCGTCCGTAAGCCACTTAGAGATCACGTCACGCTGCCCCTGCGACACTTCGCCCCAGATCAGATTGACAAAATCCAGCCCAAGACTTGCCCAGTCGCCGTTTTTGGCATCACTAAAGACGCTTTTTACCAGCCCAAAAATGCCCTTATCCAGCTGGCCGGAAGCCTCGCTCAGCTGCTGGTCAATGCGGCTCTGGGTGCCCTTTACGCTCTTGTCGATAAGAGTAGAGGTTTCCGTCACCTCGTCTTGAATGCCGTCAATGTAGGTGATGATCTTCTCGTAGGTCTCCGCGCCGTTCTCGCCGATGCGCTGGCCGGTCTCTGTGACGGTCTTCTTGATATGCTCGCTGCCGTCCGCGTACTTTTCCACCGCCTGCTGCACCTTTGTGGTGATGCCGTCAAAGGTGGTCTCGGAGACGTTGGTAAAGGTGCCCAGCAGCGTTTTTGACATGTCGTCATAGGTCTTTGTGACCTTTGTGACCGTGCCGTTGACTTTGGTCTCGACCTGCTTAAAGGTCGTGGCAACACCGTTCACCATCTCCTTGCCGGTCGTTGTGGTGGTCTCGGTGATGCGGTCTTTGATTTTGCCCGCGCTGTCCTTGACCTTCTCGGTAAGGGTCTGGATGCTGGTGGTCACAGTGCCCAGCGCATTCTGCGCGGTGGTGGTAGCTGTGCTGGAGATGGACGAAATGACCGTTTCGGTGGTGGACTTGGAGCCGGAAGAGCCGGATCTTCTTCTAGTTGAAGAACCAGACGGGCTGGTTGTAATAGAGCTGCTGTTGGTTTCTTTTATTCCGTACTGCTTTTTCAGACGCTCGCCGTATTCTTTCCAGTAGTTTGTGTCTTTTTTGCCGGCCTTTTTGTTTTGGTAGTCGTTGTTAAAAGCTTTCTGGTAGACAGCGTCCCAGTCGCCGTGAAAAATGCCTATTTCTCCGCTTTTCAGCGCGTCAAAGACGGCTTTTAGGCCAACAGCCGAAGATTTGGCCTTGTCAATGACGGTGGTGAGGCCGGTGATCTCTCCAATCAGACCATTCCAACCGTCAAGCTTATAAGCTTCAATGGCAGCCACAGTCATTTCGTTTAATTTTGTTTTGACGCTTCCTACGGCGTCGGACAGGTCGCCAGTCAAAAGGCCCGCCAGCTGTTTGACGTTGTCTTTTAACGTGCTGGTGATGCCGTTTTGCGTCTGACTGAGGTCACTCATGGCGTTGTAGTAACGCCCGCCCTCTTCGGAAGCAGCCTGCAAAGCCTGCGTCAGCAGATCATAACTGATGGTCATGTTCTGCACTTCGGCGGTGGACTTGCCTGTGTAGTCGGCCAGAATGCCGTACACGTCGATGCCGGCATAAGCAAACTGCTTGATATCGGCCGTTGTAGCCTTGCCGGTGTTGGCGATCTGCTGCAGGTTCTGGGACATGCGGTTCAGCTCGTCGTTGCCGCCGCTGGTCGCAGAAACCGCGTCGCCCAGCGCCATGATTGTTTTGCGGGCATATCCGGCGTTTTCGCCTGCAGAGATCAGGTACTGGTTCGCCTTTGTCAGGGACTCGACATCAAACGGGGTTTTTGCCGCGTCTTCCTGGATCTGGCTCATGACCTGCTGGGCGGCTTCTGCGCTGCCCAACATATTGGTAAAGCCGGTGGCGTATTTCTCGATCTGGGCGTTGTACTCGATGCCGGAAGAGATGAACCCCTCTGCAGCACTGAGTGCAGCGGCGTAAAGCTTCGAGAAGATGCCCGCCATGACCGTGCCCTGTGTAATGGCGTTGGCCAGAGATTTGCCGGACGCTTTATCCGTGGAGCTGGCAAAGCCATCCATGCCGTTGTTTGCAGCTTTCAGCGCGGTCGTGGTTGCCCTGAGCTGTGCTTCTGCCTGCGCCAACATGGTCTTGAGGTTTTTGGTCTCAGAGGATGCTTTGCCGGTCTTGCCCACCGACTCGTTGTAACGTCTGGTCAGCTCCACTACGGCCTTTGCGGCCTTGCTGTACTCTCCTGACAGCGAAGAAACGGTTTTTTTCGTCTCGGATTGCACATTCTGGATGCCCTGCCGGTAGGCGCTGTCGTCCAGCCCGAGGGTTGCGCTCAACTCAAAAAGTTTCAGGTTCCATCACCCCCTCCGCACAGCTCTTCAAGAGCCTTGCTGTTTTCTTCCGTGATCTCCGCCGCAGACCGCTTGTCGATCTGCTTTACATAAAGCGGGAATGTATACGAAGCAACGTAGGAATAAAGAGCGTCAGCTCCCGCAAGGCCGCCAACGGCATCTGCTACGCAATTGCGGTAGAATTGAACTTCGTCGTGGTTTCTGATTTCTTTTTTGATGTGGTCGAGGATATAGGACTTGCCGAAAAGTTCCAGCAAATCCAGACGAATGGTTGAGACCATTCGTTTATACCCTTCCACGCCGATCACATCAAGGATCTCAAAAAAGCCATGAAATCGTCATCAGACAGCGCGCGTGACATTGCTGCGGCCAGCTTTCTGGTAGGCGGAAGCTCTTCGCCCTTATCCAGCACCACAAAGAGCGGCAGGACCTTTTCGGTCATGTCTGCGTGCTCTTTGTAGATCATGCGCATCATTTCTTCCGCATTTTTCGCACCCTGTTCTGCAATCTTTTTGGCCTTCTCCTCCGGGGTTTCGTTGCCAGTCAGCGGCGCGGGCTGAGTTGCTGCCGCCACTGCGCCCGTGTCAACGAGGCACTGCTTGTATGCCTTTGCCAGCTTATAAGTTTTTGCAAGGTACTCCTTGCCTTCCAGATCAATGATTTCCTTCATGTCTTTCCTCCTTACATCAGGACGCGGCCTTTGTGATAGAGTAGAACTCCATCGGGGCCTGTTCGGGGTTCTCGAGGTCTGCAAAAGCGGTCAGCGTGATCTGCATCGAGCCGCCGCCGCGATGCTCAGATTTCAGGCTCAGGCCACCGGTGGACATGGCATTATAGAGCTTGACCGCGATAAAGCCGCCGCCGATCATGGGGCCGACCCACCAGATGGGCTTGAAATCCGTCAAAGCGGTTTTCAGGCGTGCAACCACGTGGGTGGGGTCTTCCGGGTCGATGTCCGCAGTACCAATAGCAAGCTGGATGCTCTTAGGGTCTGCGTTGGGAGTCGTGTAAGAGATGGTTGCGGTGGTTCCGGTGACTTCCACGCCCTGCTTTGTATTGGTGGGGGCGTTGTCGATTTCGGAAAGGGTATCCTCGGTGGAGTTCTGATAGGTGATAGTTACGCCGCCCTGTGTGGCGTGAATGACGTTTGTTTCATCGATTTTCGGGGCCTCAAGCGAGAAATCGGACAAAATGTTGCCCGAGCCCTTGGGGATGCTCTTAAAGGCGTTCGCTGTCAAAACGTTGACGTTAAACTTCTTTGCTAAAGTTTCAGCCATATTGCTCCTTTACTCACGGGATATACCGTGTAAGTTCAAAAATAAGGTATTCGCACAGATACCCTTCGGGCGGGTTGTCGAGGGGTTGTGCCCATGGGGTGCCTTTGCGCAAAAGAATAGCGCCGCCCTCGCATTTGATGGTCAAGCCATTTGCGAGGGCCGCGCTGATCGTATCCTCGGTTTGCAGGATGGGGGCCCTGCCGCCCTTGCTGGGGTACCACAGCCGGGCGTGGAAGGATGCCGTCTCGTTCCACCCGCCGGGGATGGTGGGCTTATAGGTCAGATAGGGCAGTGAAGCGGCAGGAGGGATGTTATCTTCCAGATAGCCCGGGATGCCGAAGCTGTTGAAAAACGTATTCAGCACCCGGTTGATGCTCTCAGACGGTCCCATCACGGCAGCACCGCCTTTTTGCACTTGACGGCCCGCAGTCCCATGCCGGATTCCGGCGGGGCCTTGGTTTCGTCCGCTGCGCTGGTGATCTGGAAAGTCTGCCCATCGCTTACCCGCTTGATGTAGTCCGGGAAAGCCAGCGGCACGCCGGCGCCAACCAGCAGGGTATAGGTGGATGCCGTGTCTGCCTGCTCTGCCACCTGTGCTTCCACGGTGGTGTCGTGGCGCTCCACGGCCTCAAACTCGGGGCCGTCCTGCCAGCCGGACACAAAGCCGCCCACGCCGTCCGGCTCATAGCTGCGGGTTTGAAAACGGTATTTTTTGGTGAAGCTCTGCATCACGGTGGATGCAGTGAACGCGTTGACCATGTCACATTTTCCTCCACTGATTGATCTCAGATTTATAGCGGGTCTTGCCGTCTGCGGGCAGGCCGTCCGTGCCTGTAGCCATCGTGCCAGACCACCCACCAAAGGACTGGGACACATACACGCCGCCGGCCGGGAGCGCCTTGTCGTATGCGTCGATTTTTTCAGCCAGCGCCACGAAGTCAGGCGGCACGCGCATGGGCTGCACCGTCCCGGTGAAGGTCTCGGCGGTCAGGTCGCCGTCCCCGGCCTTGTGCACGCCATCGTTGAAGATGGAGCCGCACACAAGGAAATACTGCCCCGGCACTACCCCGGCGGGCACGGTGTCCGGCTCAAAGGCAAACTGCCCGGCGATGGGGTCGTCTGCCCGGTCAAAGAAATTGTGCGTGTAAACGCACAGCTCAGGGACGGTCATGGAAAGTCACCCCTTTGCAGATCAGACCGATTCGCCCGGGGTGATGGTCTGGACAGAGATGCCGTCCAGATACTCAGCAAACAGGGTCACGCCGGTGATGGCGAAGCTCTCAGAGACAGCGGTGGTGTAGTTGCCCTGGGTGTGGAAGCCGATCAGGTTGCTGGCCTCGCCTGCGGTGGTGTACACCAGCCCAGCCTTGGCGTAGTCGCTGTCGGAGGGGTCAACGTAGTACATCACGATGTTGTCCACGGGGGTGGCAATGACCTTGCCCTTTGCGATCTCGCCGTCAGACAGCAGGAAGATGGTGTTGTAGCCCATGAAATCCTTGATGTACTGGAAGCCGTACTGGTTCTGAATGGTGATCGGGGCGGTTCCCAGGTACTCCGCCACGTCCAGGACGTTGGCAAAGCCCACAACGCCGGTGACGGTGCGGTGCATATTCTTGAATTTGTTCTCCACACTGCCCTTTGCCATGGCCAGAGCCATCTGGAAAGTCTTAGGGGTGCCTTTCAGGGTGCCGGTGTTCAGGTATTTGTAGAACTTATCCGTGACCTTTGCGGTCAGGTCGAACAGGAACTCGTCATCGGTCTTCTGCACGGCCACATCATAGCCATAGTTCTGGATTGCCTCCAGGGAGACGGCCTTGGCGTACTTTTCGATTGTGATCTTGCCGTAGTCCTTCTCCTTGACGGTGTACTGGCTGTAGGGGATCTCCTCGCCCTCTGCCACGGTGCCGCTCTGCAGGGTGCCCTGGGCGTACTTGCTCTTCAGCACGGTGCCGGGCTGCATCCGGATGGGACGCATGATGCCCATGATCTCGCGCAGGTGCTCCCAGTTGCGCTGGAAGCGTGTCACAAAGTCGATTTCCCGGGGGTTGACGGTGATCTCGGTAGTGGTGATCAGATTGGTCTTTGCTGCCATGTATTAGTCCTTTCCGCCGCCTGTAAACAGGTCGGCATTTGCAGCAATCGCGGCCTGACGTTCGCCAGCGTCCTTGATTGCAAAAATTTGGTCTTTGGTCATTTTGGAGCCGGTGTTGGTGGGCGGGGTGTCCACCCTTGCGCCGGTGGTGGTCGTAGTGCCTACGAAGTCGCCCCAATCAGCTTTCAGGCTGTCGGTGTGCTTCTTGGCGTCCTTGACCTCGCCCTTTGCATCCAGCTCCAGCTTGTCGATGTCCTCGCCGGACAGCCGCACAACGCGGTCAGCGTACTTGTCCAGCACCCCGGCGGACTTCAGAAGCTCCCGGAACTTGGCTTCCTTGGCTGCATGGGTGTCTTTCTGAGTCTGCTGGGCCTTGTAGTCGGTCAGCGCCTTTTCTGCGGCCTGCTTGCCGCCGTTGGCTGCGTCCCGTTCCTTTTCGGCCTGAACGCGGGCATTTTTCTCGGTATCCAGCTGGTCCCGGAGGTCGTCTGTCTCCTTGTGCAGGGCGTCCAGAATGGCTTTGGCCTTGTCATCGTTGGAGGTTTCGAGGTTCTCCAGAATCGTGCGGATGTCAGCTCTTTTGAGTGCCATGTGATAGTCCTTTCTGCCCTTGCTCGGGCTGCCATGCTTGGCAATAAGGTGTATTTGCCGGACGTGCTGCCGGTGTGGTGCTGCTTGCAGGGCTCGAACCTGCAACTACCCGGTTATGAGCCAGGAGCACTGCCAGTTGTGCGAAAGCGGCATAAAAATAGCGGCTGACGCTGTGCGCCAACCGCTGAGTATTTAGTTTTTGCGTGCAACTTTGGTGATGCATTCGACCGCCCAAAACTTCGCTTCCTGCAATTTTGTCATGCACAGGCTTTTTTCACGGCTTTCAGGAAGTGCGTCAAGCTGCGTTGCAAGCTCAAGGAAAAGGTCTTCTGCCTCGCAGTGCGCCGTTTTCACATCATCGGGCAGGAATTTTTCTTTTGGTGTCTTGAACATTTTCTCCAAATCCATATTTATACCTCCTTGTCTGCTTCTTCCACTGCGATCTCTCGCAGCTCGTCAATGTGTTCTTCCACCGCCGGGCGGAGGAACTGGCGCGGGGCCATGCCCCGGGTAAAGTGCCACTTGCCGTTGAAGTCCTTCCAGACCCACGGTGTGGGCCGTCCGTTTCCCTTCTCGGCAAAGATGCCCGTGCCAAGCTCCACGTAGACGCTGTAAAACAGGTTGCTTCCGATGGTCACGGTCTTTTTTGCGAGGTCGAGGGCGTAGGTCAGGCTCTGCTTGAGCGCACCGCCCACATATCCCTCAATGCCCGTGCTGTCTGCCGTGCCAGTAGGCACAAGCAGCTGGGCGTAGTCCTGCACTTTCATGCCCCAGAGGGTCAGCACCCGCTCCGCCCATGAATCCAGAGCTTCATGCAACTGCGGGATATTGTCGGTGAATTTGATGTCGTAGTTAAATTTCATGGTTTACCGAACTCTCCACGTCTTGGAATTTTTTCTTGCGCGGTAGTAGGTCTTTCCCTCAAATGTCACTTCAAGTGCACCCCTGTCCATTGCAGAACCCAAAACGGAAGAAAGCGACTTTGTTTCAGCTGCCTTTTTGTTTGCGGTTGACTTTTTCTGCACATCTTTCATAAAAGAATTGACGTTTTGCCGTTTCTGTGCCGTGTTATCCGCTGCCTTTTGCACCTGATTCTGGTTAAACCTTGCAGGGCCAGAAACGTATGGATTCGCAACCTTCGTCTGAGCCTTTAGCTGTTCCGTTGTCAGTTCATGCAATTTATCCAATGCCGCCGATTTTTCCCGCTGAGTAAGATTCGACTGTTGGATTTTCTTCACGTTCGCTTCATACTCGCGCTTTGTTGCGTCGCCAGCATCAAACAACGAAAAATCATTCGATCTTCTTACCAGCGTACTATCCAAACTTTTTGCTCCATTTGCGCCGCCGCCCGCTCTCGCGGAGCTGCGCCCGGCTCTGCCGGATGCTCTACCACCGCCGCTCATCGTGACACCTCTCTCTCACTTCCGCATACTGCGGCTTGATTATTGTTGCGTTAAAGTCCATTCCCGGTAAAGGTTTGCCATACCAGAGAACTTGCGTAGGATTCAAGCGCCGCATAGCTTCCTTGCACCCCATTGTAAAAAGGGTTGTAGCCAAGCGCTCATTCATCAGCCCAACGGACGAAATGGAGATGATGGAGTTTCGCGGCTCTCCGTCAAAACACCACTCGTAGCTTTCCGGCCAGACCCATTCGATGGTGGGAATGACTTTGATGCAATGCATCTGCCAGTAAGCAGCCAACCAGTGCCGTTTATAGGCGCTCCAAATCTGCACCGCTTCCGGGTGGTCTCGGAACATGGAAAAATCAGGGGAAAGCACCGCCCCGAACTGCTGCAAAAGCGGCACATACTTGTCAGGATTGCGCCAAACACGCTCAAACTGGTAATCATCACAATAAAAATGGACGCCTTTGCTCCCCCTATCTTTGGCAGACAGGGCATAGTTGAAAGGGATCCATTCCAGCTTGTCAATGCGGATGTCCGTTTCCGGCTTGATGATAGGGATATGGAACCTTCCTTCGCCCGGAAAAATCATCTTTTCGGTGTTTTCCATTGGCAGAATCACGGTTTATTCCCCCTTCTCAAGCCTTACTTTTTCTTCTTTTTCCTCGAAACAAAGCCAATCCATGCGCCGCCCTGTTCGACTGTCACGCCAAACGGCTTTTGTGTGAGTTGCATGAGTTTTGTACGGTCACTCGAAGTCATGCCTTTCAGGTCAAACGCAACTTTGGGGCCGCTCTTATCCCAATATGTCGTATGGGATGGAGAGGAACCATCTCCGCTTCTGTATTTGTTCAGGTCAACGCCAACTTGCTCTTTCACGAAAGATACAACGTCATTATGCGTTTTCTTGTATCTTGAGCTGTCCACAACAACAGCCGCTTTCTTCGCCTCTGCTGCTGCAATTTTGCTGTAATCCGTCACCCATTTCCCATTTACAAAAGATTCAAACTCATGTTCGTTGGCGGTTCCACCGTTGCTTGCCCTTGTAGATGTTTTGCCCCCCCTGCCAGACGAACGTCCTCCTCCAGACATAACTATTTCTCCTTTCTACGTTTTCTCTCTTCCGCCCACCACATTTGCTCTTTCTCTTTGCCGCCCTTGGATTTATACCACTCGGTGTAGTCCATGACGGGGGTGGTCTCTTTGGTCACATTGTCTCGCTGCATGGCGTTCTGCCGGGGATACTTGCCCAGAGCAGAGGACAGCACACAGCGGCAGTGGTAGACCATCTCCGGCGCTGCGTTGGGGTCGCCGGGGCGCTGAATTTCGTAGCCCATGACTTTGAACGGCTCGTCAAGCTCTGCCGTCTGCTGGTCAAGCAGGCGGTGCATCTCGCGGGTGCGGTAGTCGTGGGTGGAATTCCACCGCTTTTTGACCTCGATGCCCAAAGCCTTGGCGTTGCGCATCTGCTGCAAAGCCCCGGCGTTCTGGGCGCTGGTAAGGGCTGTGATGGCGTTGTTCATGGCCCAGTGGATCTCCGTGTCTGCCATGCCGTTGACGGCCTGCACGGCGATGTCGTGGACGCTCTTGCCCTGAACGATGCCCTGCATGACGTAGCGGTTGAACACCCTGGCGTCATAGGTGCGGTTGCTCTCGCTCTTGATGCGCTTGTTGGGCACCATGCGGGGGTTCTCTTTCAGCAGGAGCTTGACCGCTTCGGTGTTGTACAGGGTCAGCCCGAACGTCACGCCTGCGGCCTGCTCCAGCTCGTAGAAGGCCCAGTTTGCGCCAAAGGAAAAGATGTTATATTGCTCATCCCGGGCCAGCTTGTAAGCCGTCTCTTGGGCTGTGGTGCAGGTCTGCGTGATGCCGTCCAGCTTCTGGCGCATCAAATCGGACTGAAAGACCTGATTTTGCAACCAGATGCGATAGTCGTCCTCGGTGATCTCGCCTGCATCCAGCTGCGCCCGTTTGCGCTCGTCCAGTGCTTTGTACTTTGCCAGAAACTCGGTGAGCTGCTCCTGCATCTCCCGGCGGGCAGTGCCGTACACCCGGAGGATACGGCGGCGCAGGCGGTTCAGCTGGCGGGTAGAGATGCGGTCACGGTCGGTCATAAGCCAATCGCCCGCGCAACGGCCAGAAAGCACCCAGCCACAATGGCAAAATCAGCGACAAAAAGCATCACATCGATCAATCTTCCCAGAGGATCATAAATTTTGCTGTTTTTTTTCATCGGTGTCTTCCTCCTCGTCCACGGTCTCCCGCTCTACGCTCTCAGCCATCAGCGCGGCCTTGGCCCGCTCCTTTTGTTCCGGGGTCAGGTTGGGCAGCAGGTCGATTGCCATGTCATGACCGATGATCGGTGCCTCAGAAATCACCGTTGCGACCTGTTCGGCCGTGTTGGTGATCTTGCTGCGGTTGAACGCCGGCATAGCGTTGTCAAAGCCAGCCAGTGCGCAGATCTGCCGGATAAACGGCTTGACCTGAGCCTCGAAGTCGTCCGCGTTCTGGTTCAACGGTTCATAGGCTGCATCCAGATGGTCGTTGGTGCTGTCCGCGCTGACACAATGCACGTCCAGACCGCCGAAGTCCTCATAGACCTGGCTATGGAGCAGATCCAGTAGAGTCTGCCTGGCTTCCACAGGAATCTCGGTGGTGTAGGGGGTGATCTTGCCGCCCTGGCTGGTGTCTGCGCCTGCAATGTGGTACAGATTCAGCTTGACAAGGAACTCCTGCAGCTCGTCATCGGTCATGCCGTTGAAGTTCTCGCACAGCCAGTAGATCTCCGAAAAGTCATGCAGGTCATTGCAGAAGCCGGACATCACCAGATCGGTGTTGTCAATGTAGGCTTTCAGGCCCACAAGCGTGCTCTGGTGCAGGTCGGAGCCCCACAGCGGCACAATGGGAAGAGCGCTGTAGTTTTCTCCTTCTACGCTTTCCAGCCCGCCGCCGGGTGTGGTGACGGTCACGCTCTTGTATGCCTGCTTCGGCGTTGTCTCCTGCATCGTGCTGCCAATTTTGCTTTCCGTGTACTCGGTAAAGCCGTCCAGCTCGTACAGGATATAGTGCATATCCGTGTCCGGGTTCAGCTGCCAGAAGCGCACACCCGCCTGCAAAAGGCCTGTCTTTTCATCGTACAGGGGCGCGAACTCGGTCAGTTTGAAAACCACCAGATGGTCGTTGTTCCAAAAGCCGAAGCTCTCACCGTGGATCAGGGCGAAATATCCGGCCTTCTGGATCTGCTCGTCGAAGTTCTGCCCAAGCTTTCCCTTGTCTACGCCATCGTCCGCAAAGACCACGCCGTTTCCGAGGGAGTAGGTCGCCCGCTGCTTGTTGAGCCGCCGGAAAAGATTGCTCTTGACCATATCGGGGTGTGGGGTGTCCTGCTTGGTGTTTTTGGATAGGCGTTTCAGCATCAAAGCGTAAGCCTGCGCGAAGCGTTCAGCCCCCGGGTTTTTCTGGGCGTCGTACAGGTCGGCGTCCAGCGCCATCTTGTAGGGTCCGGAACTGCAGTGCTGCTGCACGAACCGTCGGATGAAATCAGGCTGTTCTCCGGCGACTTGCGCCTGCTGGAAGGTCTGGAATGTGTATACAGTGCTCAAAATCAATCCCTCAGTTTCACAAGGCGCTTTGTGCGCACGAAATAGCGGATAGCGTCCATGCAGTGGTCGTTGACCTTCAGCACGGTGTCGTCTTTATCTGGATCCCAAGCGTACACGCCGAACTCTTCCAGCGTGTGCTTGCAGTCTTTGTAGATCTTCAGCCGTCCGGTCTGCAACATGGTCTGCACGTCCAGAATGCCGCTCAGAACGTCGTTATTTGCAGGGGTCTGGGTAAAGCCGTTTTTGCGCAGCTCTGTAATCAGGGGCAGGGCAGAGGGGTCAACAATGATCCTCTCTGGCTTGAGACCATTCAGCCACGCCTTGAGGTCTGTTACGTACTCGCCCACGGTCTTTTGCCGCTTCTGTTCGCGGCCGCTGTAGTAATATTCCCGGGTGACGATCCAGCAGTCTGCATCTGTCAGCTTCTGGAACAGCAGAAAGGTCGTTGCGTTCTGGGTGCCGAAGTCGCAAGCCACATAGGCGCTCTTCGGGGACAGCTCGGGCAGCACGTCAATGACGTGTTTTTTGGGGTCGAACATGTCATATACAAGGCCCTCGGCCACGGTCCACAGGCCCAGAATGTAGCGCTGATAGAAAACGCCGCTGTACTGGCTGCGGTATCTGGCCTTGATGTCCTCAGAAAGCGACAGGTTGTCGTCCATCGTGAAATGGAGATACATCATCTTGCGGGAACGGCATTTCCGCACCCACTCGAGATAAAACCAGTGCTGCGGGCTGCCCGGGTTGCAGTTGAACCAAAACTTCGACCCGGTGACGGAGCAGCGGGCCGTGGCCTGATTGACGAAGCTCTGCGGCATCAGGGCCGCCTCGTCAAAGAATGCCCCGGCCAGGGTGATGCCCTGGATCAGGTCTTGGCTGCTCTCGTCCTTGCCGCCGAAAAAGTAAAACTCGTTGGTTCTGCCGCCCTTGCTGACGGTCATGCAGTTTTCTGCCCGATGCTCCTTGACGTTGTAGCTACGGGCTGCAAGCTGCTGCTTGAGTGTGCCCAGCACATTGCGCCGGAAACTGGAGATGGTCTTGCCACACATGGCAAACTGTTGGCCGCTGTAGCAGGTCATAGCCCACTGAACGAAAGAGAAGCTCATGGCAAAGGTCTTGCCAGAGCGGATAGCGCCATCTGCAATGATGCCGTTGTAGCTGCTGTATGCGCTCTGCGGTGTCCACCAGCTCAAGACCTGCTTTTGCCGCTGGCTGAGGGCTTTCCAGCGAAAACCGTTACTTTTCCGCATGGTCGTCCTCTTCCTCTGGCAGCATCTCCACGTCGTCCGGCGGACTGATGTCTGCGGCAGCGCTCAGAGCCTCAAGCAGGCCATCGTCCGGGGCTTCTATGCCGCTCTGATCTCCCAGCATAGCAAACTTGTCCACGATGGTTCCGAACGCCGTGGACAGCTGCGGCAGCGTCGCTTCTGCGATTTTGTCAGGGTCTGCCATCGCCTGAAGGTACAGCCCAAGAAGATCCTGTGCTTCCTCGCGCTTGCTGCCTAAGTAGGAAAGCATGTCCTGCGTGTTCTGCTCTTTTTTTAAGGCGCACAAATCCGCACACTTGGGATTATCTTTCACGATTTTCCGCACAGTGCTTTCTGCCACGTCGTTCAGCTTGGCGGCTCTGGCGTAGCTTTGCAGCTGCACATAGTCAGCAACGATCTTCTTTTTTTGCCTGTCTGTCAGCCGCTTCGCACTCACCGCCACCACCTCTCTAAATTCGTGCAAAAGAAAAACCGCCCGGAAATCCGAACGGTCAAAATGTTAAAATAAGCAGCGCCCCGCATTCAGTTGCGTTGGACAGGCGTCAAACGGTGGGCGCTGCTGTGTCCGGAACGTACGCCGCCAGACACCCGGCGTGCTGCGCGGCCCCCTCACAGGGCACGCAGATGGCACTCCCGGCAGGAGTCGAGCCTGCAGCCTTTGGTTTTGGAGACCAACGCTCTACCGATTGAGCTACGGGAATATAAAACGCCGCCCTTGGAATCGAACCAGCCGTGTCTACACACACGCACCGCGCTCCAAACTGCGCTCAGGCGGCCATATAAAAACAGCTCCGGTTCGCCGCCGGGGCTGTTGGTTGGCGCACATCCCGTCAGGAAAGCTACACCTTGGCAAGGATTCTAAGGCCTTTTCTCGGCACGGGAGGTTGCACGTGCGGCCTTGCGGGTTGTCTAGTCCATGCGCCATACGGTGCGATACGGCGGAATCGAACCGCCTCCTGTCTCTCATGAGCGGCAGGCTGCCTTTGTTTCAGTGTATCGCATAGAAGCAGCCCGCGAAACGTGAAGAGAGCAAAGCCCGGTACCTGCAAGCAGAAAAGGAGGAAAATGCCAAGAAGGGACACGTTTCGGAGGCTGCGTGCATCGGTTTGCCTTTTGGCTTTTCCGATGATACAATTTTACACCATGCGATAGTGAAACCGCAATGTAATGACAGTGCAATGTTTTTAAAGGCTCAGCTCCTCCATTGCTTTGCGACGCAAGACATAGACCATGCGCAGAGAGTAATTCATATCTTTTGCGACCCTGTCCCACGTGAGACAATCGAGATAGTACTTGTACAGCACCGTGTATGCTTTCTCGTTCTGGATCTGGGCGAGCGCATTTCTGATCTCGAGGAACAGCCTGTCGCAGACCGCTCTTTGCTCATAAGCGCGGCGCTCCGCTTCCTCCTCACGTTCCACCGCCCGGGCAAGGCTCTGGCCATCTTTGCTGCCGCTGGGGGCCGCGCTGAGGCTCTGGGTGATGTGCCGGGTGGCCTCCTGTGCTTCGGCCAGACGGTCAGACAACAGGTAGTATCTTTTCTCTGCTTCGCGGTATCGGTTCAGCCACGCCTTAACGGTGCGGTAATCGGTTCCATCCGGCTTCGGCATGTCGGTGTCAGGCGTCCATGTGCGAGTCATTTGTACCCCTCCTGAAAAAGAAACATGTTGACCGCCTGTCCACAGCAGCGGCAGTATGCAACCGACTCGTCGTCTTTGACGTATTGATTCAGCGCATCGCATTTTGGACAGCGCCACCATCCAGAAGGCGCAGTATCCGTTTTTGGCCATTGAACGCGCTGCTTATCAAGACACGCTTCAATGTCTTTTCTGTTTTCAGCAAAATAGGCAACATCGGCCGGATTTATTTGAAATCTGAGACAGATTTGCTTAAACTTTCCGTCCCAGATTTCGATGCACAACTTAGTCATCACGCCCAAAATAAAGATCATGATGCAGAAACCACTAACGTAGCAAAATGCTGAACCTATAACTAGAAAAACTTGATTCATGCGGCTTTATTCCTCCATTTCTTCGATCCATATTTCCGCCCGCGGGTTGTTTTTGTCATAGTTTACCCGGCTGCCATCGTGGGCGGCGACGATGCGGCAGTTGTCGTCCTCCAACACCCGGGCTTTTACCAGAATGTCCGTGGTAGCCTCGATGAGGTTTGCCAGATCGACCCGGCGGGCGGTCTTCATGTAGTACACGCACCTCACGTTCACGCGGGCAGAGATGGGGCTGCGTGGCCTTTTGATTTGCCGCAGGCAGTCGGTCTCATAATCCACGTAGGCCTTGCTGGGGGTTACGAATGGGGCTCCAGAGCGTGTGCGGAGGATGCGGGCAGAGTTCTTTTTGGTGCGAGGGTCGCCGTAGAGGGTCAGGTGCATTGGTCTCCTTCTTTCATCATCTTCAGCACGTCTTCTGCGGTGCGGTAGCCCATAATACGTTTTTCGCTCATTTCTTCGCCTCCTCAAAAATCCCAGTCGTCAGGAACGTACAAACGGCACTCTCCATCCCCGTTGTTGCTGGTCGGTTTATCAAACGGGCAGCCTGGGCAGCCTTTCCCGGCCGCCAAACGGCCGTGGCAAAAATCCATCAAATAATGGGCCATGTCTTCCGGGCCCATTGCGGCAGCTTCGGAGCTGGCTTTGGCCTCCTCGGTTTCAAAGAAAAACGCAATCGGTTTTTCATTTTCAACGACGTTCCCGTAGGCCACGCCAATTTTATAAATATAGTCGCTGCGCAGCTTGCGGGGAATCTCGGCAATATACCGGCGAAACACTTCTAAGGAGTTTGCGCGCTTGTAGTGGTTGCACATCCGGCAGGCGGGCATAAGGTTTGAAATATTATCTGCCGCGCCGTCTGCTTCATTCCATACCCGCAGCGGCCGGAAATGATCGACCTGCATATCCTTGTAGGCAATTGCCCTACCGCAATACGCGCAGCGGCCGCCGTACTTCTGGTATACCGCCTCACGGGTTTTCTTATTGATTGCCATTCTGTGTCATCTCCTTCGGCGGCAACGGCATCCAGCCCACCACGGTGCAGTCTATCTTGTTGTTGTAAACGTCGTCCGGGTTGAAGTGGCGGTATTCCCACCAGCCTTTCGGGATTTTGTAGTCGTCTCGCTCCTCGTCGTATGTTCCCCAATCGGGAAGGTCTTCCCAATGCCATACGCTATCTTGTAAAAAAACGCTTCCATCTTCATAGTGCGCTGTCGTAATACTGTATCCGTCAATATCGTCGCGGTACAAAATCAGCACTTCGGTTTCGACCTTTGGCGGGTCTGTTTCGGGATTGTGCCAATACTGAGCATCGGTTTCAAGTGCAATAGTTGGCGTAGTATCGATGTAATCAAGCACATCGTCCAAGGCGTAACCCATAAAAGCGCTGGCTGCAGAGGTCTCTTTGTCAAACTCTTGAATTCTTTCTTCGATGCGCTTCCGCAGCACATTCGCATCAATCAACCTGGGGTTATCCATTTTTGTCCTCCATTTCTTCGATCCATATTTCCGCCCGCGGGTTGTTTTTGTCATAGTTTACCCGGCTGCCATCGTGGGCGGCGACGATGCGGCAGTTGTCGTCCTCCAACACCCGGGCTTTTACCAGAATGTCCGTGGTAGCCTCGATGAGGTTTGCCAGATCGACCCGGCGGGCGGTCTTCATGTAGTACACGCACCTCACGTTCACGCGGGCAGAGATGGGGCTGCGTGGCCTTTTGATTTGCCGCAGGCAGTCGGTCTCATAATCCACGTAGGCCTTGCTGGGGGTTACGAATGGGGCTCCAGAGCGTGTGCGGAGGATGC